GACACTCTAATAAAAGCTTTAGGAAGTGCCGATGATGCTTTCATTCAACTAAGAGACGGAAGAGAATTAATAATATACAATCCAAACTCTAATAACGACGACAATGCTGCTATGTGGCATGACGATACTGTTTTTGCAGTTGACCAAGACGGACAAGAAGAAGAAATCGATTATAGAGATATAACAAACGCTTACTTAGAAGGAAAATTATCAGAAGCAGAACCGATACCTACCGAACCAGGTCAAACTAAAATAGGAGATGACGGTAAAGAGTATGGGGTTAGAGCTTCTAATCACGATAGGAAAATGGCAATGAGAAAAGTCATTGATGCTTTAACTATAACAGGAGATGATAAAGGATTTAAAGTTAGTACAGATCAAGCATTAGAATTCATAAGAACCCATAAAGACGATATATTCTCAGGAGATATAGATACAGAAGATGTTGAAGACATATGGATGAACTATAACGAATATGAATCAGTTAACTACGAAACAGGCTCAGACTTTGTACAAGAAATAGAAATTGATGAAGAAGAAGTAGAAGAAGCAATGACTGACCAAGAGATGAAAGATATCGAGAAGTACGGTCAAAAAGATGACATAGTTAAACCTTACAGACCAGGAGCTATGTTCACAAGTGACTTCGATTATGAAGGTATGTTAGAAGCAGGGTTAAAAGTTAGGTTAAACACACCTATTGAAACTCTTCAAGCAATAGAAGCTTCTATGACAGATGTTAACTACCATACAGAAGCAAGTCACCTATCATATGCAATTGATGCTATACAAGAAAAAGATAAGGTAGAAGCTTTAGACCACCTAAGAAACTTTAGAAAGGAAATTAAAAAGACTTTAGTAAGTTTTAACGAAGGTGTTAGTCCTACAAGAGAATTAGCAGAAGGTGTAATTAAAGAAACAGCTTTTAAATCTAAAACTTACGGTAGAAAGCCGAACACTAAAATAGCAGAAGGAAGAAGAAAAAAGACTAAAGGTGGGAAAGTAGTAACAGAGAATGATTACGAAACAGGCGGATATGTAGAAAGTATGGGACCAATGTTTGATAAAGGTGTCAATTTCTTAATTAGAGCTTGGGAAGAATGGAAGATGGGCCCTATGACAGAGCCTGGAATGATAGAATTCGCTAAGAAAGACGTAATTAGCTACTTAGAGACTCAATTTATGGTTGAGAACTTAGAAGAAAAGAAAGGTAAAGATCTTGATGGAGATGGAGATGTAGATGGAGACGATTACAAACATGCTAAAGATAGTGCTATTAAAAAAGCATTAAATAAAGATGAAAAGTTAGTTAAAGAGAACTTAAAGTCAATTATTTCTAAAGTATTAGAAGAAGGAATAGTAAATGAAGCAGCTACAAATAAATTAGCAGATTGGGGAACAAGTTACGAAACATTCCCAGGAGTTAAACCAGTAGTTAATTCATTAGAAAATATTGTTACAGAGATAGAGCAATTCTATGATAAGATTGGTGATAAAATCGCCGATACATTTAGTAAGACATCTGAATTTAAAAACGAAGAAGGTCTTAACATAGGAGCATTTATTGCGCCATCATTAGAATCAGCTTTTAAACAAGATCTAAGACCAGTTGTAAAAGGAGGCTTTATAAAGAAAGTTGTTCTACCTAAAGTGAAAACAATAACTAAAAGAGAAATTGATAGATACGATGTTGGAGTCCCTGATATAGGAACAGAGATGGATGAAGATGAAAAACAAACAGTTTACTCAGCTCCAGTCAACGGTACATTAAACTAAACTAAAAAATAAATACTACTCTAAAAAATAATATATGAACAATTTCAACTTAAGAAAATTCTTAACAGAAAATAACTTAACTACTAACAGTAAAAATGAAGAAGCTGAATTAAATGTAACAGCATCTGCTAAAACTCTTAATGATATTATTTATCAATTATTAGATGACGGACATATACAACCAGAAACAGCTGATGATTTATTAAATGCTGTTTCAAACTCTCCTTCAGATGACGTATATGAAGCTGGTGCAGAAAGATCTCCAGATAATAGAAAACCCGAAAACTTAAAATTACATCGAGATTACGATAAAGGTGGTAAATATTATAGTGAAGATGGAACAAAAGCTTTTAGAATTCAACCTTTCAAACAAAATGATATTAAGTACACTAAAGATCAGGCTATTAAACAAGGTAAGCATATTGTAGGATTAGAAGGTGGAGAACTTAAAAAATTCATTTCTGATTATATGGCGGCATGGGAAGCAGATAAAGGAGATACAGCTCCTGGCAAGACTTTCAAATAGAGATAAAGAACACAAAATAAATCAACATGGCACAACTATTAATAGAAGTAACCCCGTTTAAGTCATTACTTAAGGAATCTAAAGAGAGACCGGGAGTATATGAAGTAGAAGGTGTTATGCAAAGAGCAGTAGCTAAGAATCAAAATGGTCGTACCTATAGCAAAGCTATATTAGAAAGAGAATCAAAAAAGTACATACAAGAATTCGTACAGAACGGTAATGCATTCGGAGAGCTGGATCACCCTGAATCTCCTATTGTCTCCTTAAAGAACGCCTCTCACATAGTAAAAGAGTTATGGTGGAAAGGAAACGACCTTATGGGACGGGTAGAGCTATTGAATACACCTGCAGGAAATATCGTAAAAGAGATAATCAAAGCAGGACATACAATTGGTATATCATCTAGAGGTACAGGATCTGTTAACCAGACTAACGAAGGAACTTTAGAAGTACAAGCAGACTTTGAATTAGTATGTTGGGACTTTGTTTCTAATCCTTCTACTCATGGAGCTTTTATGAATCCTATTACATTACAGGAAGGTAAACAAAAAGCAAATAAGTATAACGGATTAGATACTATTATTAACGATATATTAAGAGCTTAATGAAATTATATAGCATTTTATTCGAAAAAGAAGAAGATAATACCGTTGAACCAGGAATGGAAGCAATGGCTAAGAAGCTAGCGCAAACAGTTGAAAAGGAACTTGAATCTAATAAAGAAGATATTGAATCTAAAGAAGGACAAGTAAACGAAGAAGCTATAATAAGTATAGTTGGTTATATATTAGTTTCTAATACTATAGCAAACATGCTAGCTAAGATGTTTAAATGGCTTGCTAAGAAGTATAACAAACCAGGAATGATGAATAACGCCGAATGGTGGTATAACTTCACTCATAAGAATGAAGATGCATTCATGGCACCTATCAAACGTATAGTCGGTATATTTACAAAAGATGAAGCTAAGAAAAAAGGTATTACTAAAATACTATATGCTATAATTATATTTGGTATGGCAGGCTCTGCAGGAGGTGAAGCAGTACAGATGCTAAGAAAGACTAAATGGGCTACAGCAGCCGCATACAGCGCTAAAGCATTAATTAAAGGAACAGAAGTTAGCACTCTTATAAAAGGAGCTGTAGAAGACTTAGTTTCGTAAGATAATTCCTCGGACGCTACCGACGGGCAGGAGAGTTAACCATCTAATTTTAGGTGGTTTTCTTGTTTTCCGGAAAAGGTATATATTTATATAGGAATATGCAGTTCTTTATACTGTATTATATTTGTAAAACTTTCCTATTACGATTGCAATAATCGTAGAAATCAACAAACTTATTAAAAATGGCAAACAAAGATTTATTCAAGCAAGCTATTGCTGAAGCCAAATCTATTAGAGAAGCCGCTATTGCCAATGCTAAAGAGGCTTTAGAAGAGTCGTTAACTCCACATTTAAAGGATATGTTAGCTGCAAAACTACAGGAAATGGATGAAGCATCCATCGAAGAAGACGCAGTAAACGAAGTAGATGTAGACGGTACGTACGAATCTGAAGACAAAGAAGCAGGAGCTATGGAGGAAATCGAAGTAGAAGAAGCAGAAGAAGTAGATGCTGAACCAGAAGCTGAGGATGATTCAGAAGAATCTGAAGACGAAGCAGAAGAAACAGAAGACGAAGAAGAAGTAGAGGTTAAGGACATGGAAGTGGCCGACCTTAAAGATCTTATTCGTGACATTATCTCTCAAGAAATGGGAGACGGTGGAGAAGAAGAGAAGGAGAAGGGAGAAATGGAAAGGGGAGACGAAGTGGCACCTGAAGAGGAAGACATGGAAATGGGAGCTGAAGATGACGAAATTGATCTTGACGAACTATTAGCCGAATTAGAATCAGCATCTAATGAGGAGGTACAAGAAGAAGTAACTGAAGAAGTTGAAGAAGAAAAAGAAGAAGAAGTTAAAAAAGAAGAAATTAAAGAAGTATCTAATACTGAACTTAATGAAGCTTTAGAGACTATTAACACTTTACAATCTCAACTACAAGAAGTTAACCTTCTTAACGCAAAACTATTATATGTTAACAAAGTGTTTAAGTCTAGTAACTTAAGTGAATCACAGAAAGTTAACATCATTGCAGCATTTGACAAAGCTGAAACGGTAAAAGAAGTTAAATTAGTCTTCGAAACTGTTTCTGATAACATGGTGACTACAAAAAGTCCGAAAGTTAACGAGAGCAAATTAGGAATGGCATCTAAAGCTACTGGAACAACTTCTGCTAAACCAGAAATTATCTCAGAAGTATCAAGTGCGGTAAAAAGAATGCAAAAATTAGCTGGTATTATTAAATAATTTTAAATTTTAAAAAAAAACAATCATGGAATTAAATTCACTATTAGAAAGTGCAAACGGATACAAAGCGTTACAAGAAGACGCTCAACGTTTGTCTGACAAATGGTCTGCTTCAGGATTGCTTGAAGGATTAAATGGCAAAGAAGCTGACACTATGTCAATTATGCTAGAAAATCAAGCTAAGCAAATCGTAGCAGAACAATCATCTACAGGAACAGGCGCAATTAGCGCTACAGGTGCTGGAAACGAGCAATGGGCTGGAGTAGCTTTACCATTAGTACGTAAAGTATTCGCTCAAATCTCTTCTAAAGACTTTGTCTCTGTACAACCAATGAACTTGCCTTCTGGGTTAGTATTTTATTTAGACTTCAAATACGGAACATCTAAGGATGGAAGAACAGATGGACAAAACATGCAAGGTAATGTTTCTGAAGCAGGAAATAAAATCGGAGTAGATGTTGATCCTTCTGGAGGTCTTTACGGAGCTGGCCAGTTTGGTTACTCAATTAAATCTGCAACTGCTTCTGCTGAGTCTATTACTTCTGCTGTTGCTACTGTTGCATCTTTAGGGTATAACGCTGACTTAACACCAGCTAACTTCTTAAAAGCTACTGTAGATTTAAGTTCAACAGGATTTGATGCTGAAGGTGTAAGAGCTTTTAGATTAACATCTGCTTCTGCTGATATTACTAACTACCCAGAACTTACTACTGTATCTGGAAACAACGTAACTTTTATTGTATTAAAAGCTGACCTTACTGGAAATGCTTTACCATCTGCAGGTGATGTTAAATATCACGTACAGCCTAAAGACAATACAAGAGGAGACTTTGAAGATTCTAACGCAGGAACACCAATCGCTATTCCAGAAATCAATGTAGAGTTGAAATCTGAAGCAGTTGTTGCTAAGACAAGAAAATTGAAAGCACAATGGACACCAGAGTTTGCTCAGGATCTTAATGCTTATCATTCAATTGATGCTGAAGCGGAACTTACTAACTTATTAAGTGAGTACATTTCAATGGAAATTGATCTTGAAATCTTAGATATGTTAATCCAAGGTGCTAGAACAACTGAAAAGTGGTCTGCACAGAACAATAGAGTATGGAACGGTACTGCTTGGGCAAATGCTGCTTCTGACTTTTATAATACTCAAGGACAATGGTTCCAAACATTAGGAACTAAAATCCAAAAAGTATCTAACAAAATTCACCAGAAAACGTTAAGAGGTGGAGCAAACTTCTTAGTATGTTCTCCTTCTGTAGCTACAATCTTAGAATCAATTCCAGGATATGCTGCACAAACTGACGGAGATCAGGCTGAATTTGCAATGGGTGTTCAAAAAGTTGGACAATTAAATGGACGTTACAAAGTATACAAGAACCCTTACTTAACTGAAAACACAATCTTAGTAGGATTTAGAGGTGGACAGTTCTTAGAAAGTGGTGCAGTATATGCTCCATATGTACCATTAATCATGACTCCTCTAGTATACGATCCAGCTACCTTCACTCCAAGAAAAGGTATCATGACTCGTTACGCGAAGAAAATGATCAGACCAGAATTTTACGGAAAAGTATTTGTATCTGACTTAGATGCGATATAGTATTTAACTGTATTATTTTTATTATTAGGAGAGGGGCTATTTTAGCCCCTTTCTTTTTTTTTATTTACAAGTGAAGAACTATTTATTACTATAATAATAAAGTTATTTAGATATGTCTTCAAAACATCATACGGACGAGGTCTTCACACAAAAAAGAAGACCAAAAGGGCCGATTAAATTTAATGTTCAACTTAACGAAGAACAGAAACAAGCAAAATCTTTAATATTAAACTCTCCAATCACTACATTACGGGGAATGGCAGGAAGCGGTAAAACACTAGTAGCAGTACAAGTAGCTCTAGATTTACTCTTTCAGAAGAAGGTAGAGAAGATTATCATAACAAGACCTACTGTGTCTAAAGAGGATATAGGGTTCTTACCAGGAGATATAAAAGAAAAAATGGACCCGTGGTTAGCACCAATATATCATAACCTCTATGCTTTATACAGTAAGGAAAAAGTAGATAAGGAATTAGAAAATGAAAACATAGAAATAGTTCCTTTTGCTTTTATGAGAGGACGTACTTTTCTTAATTCTTTTGTAATTGTAGACGAAGCACAAAACGTTACTCATAACCAAATGGAAACAGTCATAGGGAGACTAGGTAAAGGTTCCAAAATGGTAATATGTGGTGATTTAGCTCAAATAGATTTAAAGGATAAAAGGGAGACTGGATTCTCTTTTCTATCAAGGGTTGAAGAACAGGTAGAAGGATTTGTTACCCATACATTATTAAAGAATCATAGGCATGATATTGTGTCACCTATACTTAAAGTGTATAAAACATTTAGAGATTAATTGATACAGTATCTCTTATTACAATACCTTACTATTTATAATAAAACTATACTCAATGGCTAATATAAGTATTTGGAATGGAACTAGCGCTTTTGCTTCCGGTCAAACCCCTTTTGGGTTCTATGACTCAGATTCCTCTTTTGCAGGAGACGCAGATAAAGTAGCAAAATTCTGTGCTACAAGATTAGGGTACCCCTTAATGGATGTGGAATTACAATCAGGATCTCTTTATGCTTGCTTCGAAGAAGCAGTAACTACTTACGGAAACGAAGTATTTCAATATAAAATAAGAGAAAACTACTTATCTTTTGAAGGAGCACCAACTGGTAGTTCTTTGAATAACCAAATTGTAGAGCCAAACATTAATAGATTTGTACAGATAGCAAAGAATTACGGAACAGAAGCAGGAGTAGGTGGAAATGTAACAGTTCATTCTGATTACATAGAGCTAACCGGATCACATCAGAATTATGATATGAATGCTTGGGCATCTGCTAAAAGTATAACAGGAGGAATAGAAATTCGTAGAATATTTTACGAAGCACCTCCTGCAATAACTAGATACTTTGATCCCTATGCAGGTACTGGAACAGGTACTAACGCAATGATGGATCAATTCGGCTTTGGTAATATGAGCCCAGGAGTAAATTTTATGCTAATGCCAGCATCATACGATGTACTTAAAACACAAGCAATAGAGTTTAATGATCAACTTAGAAAATCAGCATTTACTTTTGAATTAATTAATAATCAATTAAAATTATTCCCTATACCTAATAATACTGGTAAATTATACTTTGAATATATGACTAATGCAGATAAATCAGCATTAAACTTTGATTCTAACACAGGAAATATAACAACAGTATCAGAAGTACCTTACAGTAATCCAGAATATGCACATATTAACAGTGTTGGACGCCAATGGATATTTCAATTTACATTAGCTTTAGCAAAAGAAATGCTAGGGTACATAAGAGGTAAATACCAAACAGTACCAGTACCGGGATCTGAAGCAACTCTTAACCAAGCAGACTTATTAACAGATGCTAGAGCAGAAAAAACAGAACTTCTAACTAATTTAAGAAGCATGTTACTTGAAGCATCAAGAGGAGTACAAATGGAAGCACAAGCAAAAGAGTCTGACTTCTTAAGAGCTACACTATCTCAAGTTCCAATGACAATACACGTAGGATAATGAAATTAATGACGATAATAGAGGAGATAGTATTTAGTACCTATGAAGGTATGATTAGGTTAATGTACAAAGATGACGAAAGCGAGAACATAGCTGAGCTATTACGTGCTTTACCGGGGATTACCGCTGTTACTAATGCTGGTTCATCATCGGAAATGGGAAGTATGACTTTTAAAGTAAAGTTAATAACTCAAAAAGATAAAGAAGAGGCTTTTGAAGCATTTAAGACTAATGCAGTCAGTAAGTACCCTAATATAATTAAAATAGAAATCGCTAACGAAACTATAGAAGAGAAGTAATGATATTTGGAAGCAATAGAGATTTTAAACTACTAGTCGGGATTAATAGGGAACTATTAAAAGATATCGTTGAGCAAGAAATTCTACTATACAAAATAAGCTTATCAGATACTTCAACAAACATATACGGAGAAGCATTAGAGAAAACTTACTTAGAACCAGTTAAATTTAATTGTCTTATTACAAGAGGTGACCAAGTTTACGATATAGATGAGTTTGGAACAGATTTAGGTCGTACAGCTTCTTTCGCTTTACTAAAAGAAGATTTAAAAGATGTTCAGTTGGTAGCTCAAGTAGGAGATATCATAATGTGGCATGAAGATTACTACGAAGTAGATTCTATTAAGGAAAACGAACTTTTTTACGGTAGGGATAGTGATTATAACGTTGAAAGAACAGGAGGGTATGGAGATTCTATCTCTATTGTACTTGATTGTCACTTAACTAGAGCAGATAAGGTAGGAATTTCAAGACAGAGATTATAATTATGGGTAGAAAGAAGAAACCAGTACCAAGTACACAAACAGAGTTACTGCATAAGCAGTTAACACCGCTTTTGCCTACAGGAAAAGCTCCATTACCGGATAATAAGAAGAGAGAGAATCAAATTAGCGTTAAAGGTGACGATGTAAAGAGGTTAACAGTAGGGTTAAGAGATATAGATGAAACTATCAGTTATTACTTTGATAATGTAATCAAACCTACAGTAATGCAAAACGGAGCTAAACAAAGCGTTCCTGTATTATATGGATCTCCTGAAAGATGGAAAGCAGTACAGAAAGATGGTTACTATAGAGATAAAAACGGTAAGATACAAGCACCTCTTATTATGTTTAAAAGAGATTCTGTTGAAAAAAATAGAAGTCTTAGTAATAAAATTGATCCTCGTAACCCTATTAACTATGGAATCTTTAAAAAACAGTTTTCTAAAAAGAATGTATACGATAGATTCAGTGTAGTAACCAATAGACAGCCTATAGAAGAATACCATGGAGTTGTGGTACCAGAATACGTAACTTTAACCTATTCTTGTATGATCTTCACAGATTATATAGAACAAATGAATAAGATAATAGAAGGTATAAACTATGCCTCTGATTCTTATTGGGGAGATACTGAAAAGTTTAGTTTTAGAGCTAGGGTAGATTCTTATGCTACAGCAACAGAGTTAACACAGGGTACTGATAGAGCAGCTAAGACGACATTTACTTTAGTACTTAATGGTCACATAATACCTGATACTATCAATGCTCAATTAGCAGGAATGAAGAAGTTTTACTCTAAATCGTCAGTAACGTTTGGTTTAGAAATGGCAGGTAACCTAGAACAACTAGTAGCTAAATCTAAAACATCAGAATCTGATAATGACTATAGGTTCTTTGATCAAGGTACATTAGGAGTACAGAGATTTGGTATGTCACAACCACAAATTGAATATGTAAACCTTCATAATACCTTTTCATCTGATTTCGTATCAACAAACACAGCTATCTTTAATAATAGAACAATAGTACAGCAACCAGCAGGATTCGGAGCAGGTGATGAGCGATTCCAGCTATATATTAACGGTATGCACATACCTCCTCTAGTTTATACAATCCAGCAGGTAGGAAGTGATGTATCAGCAGTAATACAGACAGGAAAAACAGAATATACGTTAGATAGTGGGGATGAGGTAATTTTAAGCGGAAAAATACAATAAACAATGGCATTAATTCAATGGAAACAAATAGACTCGTATTTATCTGGCTCAAAAGAGTTAACAGGTAGTTTACACATATCTGGTACAATTTCAGCAGATTAGTTTATTGGTATCGATGCAGCAGCTATATTTACCGGATCTATATCAGCTTCTGTTAACCCAACAGGTAATATATTTGTAGTAAGCAGCGGTAGTGAGAATTTACTAACAATAGATGAAGCTGGAAACGTAGTAGTTGAAGGTAGTATTACTGCACAAGAATTTTACACTGAAATAATTAGTGCCTCTATACTATTTGAATCAGGATCTACCTTATTCGGTAACTCTTTAGATGATACACACCAATTCACAGGTAGTTTAAGAATAAGCGGATCAGATGGACATCAAATATCAGGTTCTTTATCAGTTCAGACAGGTAATGTATCAACTACAGCTATTAAATCTAACAATACAACAGTTGGTTACCCAAGTTCTAATGACTGGAAGAATAATTTAGACGGTTCTTACTTTAATAACTTTGACCATGACACTCATATATCCGAAATAGTAAGGTTTATGGCAGGTGTTATGAGTGCTTCTTTAGATGTAGCAGATGCAACACCGAATACAAAGATATATGCATCAGTAACACCCACATATTCATTAGGTTCTACTATACCTAAAGATACTCTATTTACTGGAGTGCTAGGAAGTACATATGAGAACGCTAAACTATCAGGTAACTGGTATAACTCATCTAATATAGACCTAACGTTAACAGGTTCTATTAAATCAACACAAGAATACCTTATAGACAAAGGTTTTCTACTGAACTCGGAGACTGGATCAGGTGTATTAGACAATAATGTAGGTACAAACCCATTTAGTAATGGGTATGGAAGTAGAATACCTTCTAACATAGTGACTCAAGCAACATTTAATACTAGTTCATTCACAGTATCAGCAAACGCAGGAGGATCATCAGAGGTTTACAGTAATAGTAACTACTTTGGACTAGGAACAGTAACCGGAGCAGCACAAGCAGCCACTCCATTCTATGTAAGAGTTTACGCAACCCAATCTTTTAGTGATAACTACTCTGATAGCACACCATCAGCAACATCAACCTTTTCTTCAGCTTCTCTTTTAGACTATTCTATTACAAATTTCGGTAATTCTAATGGATTATCACTTGCTAAGATTATAACAACCCAACCTGCTGTTATACCATCGTTATATCAGGATGGGGACTTTACTAATGTAGTAGGAACAACAAGCGAAAGAATATATACATCTGGCTCTACAGCAGCAAATTCAATATCAGCTAGTGGTTACTATAACCTTCATGATATAAAGGTAGGATTAAGATCAGGTTCACAAGCACAGTACCTAGAAAAGACAGCAGCCAACAGCATAACAGGGTTTTATCTCTATACCGGAGATTTACCTACTGATATAGTAACTTCTGCACCAACAGCAAGTATAAGTAATACACAGTTAACAAGAACAGGCTTTACAGCTACTTCTAGATCTTTATCAGGAGCCCCTTACCTATTAACAACAACATATAGTTATACATTTCAAGGAGATGTAAATGGAAGTTTTGATCCTGGATATGGGTACAACACTACCCCTTTAGTTATTGATAGAAGTACAGATACCTGGGCTAATATTGGAGCACATAGTTTAAGTAATAGAACTATAAGTACAACCCCTTCAGGAGTACAGTCTAATATCTCTGGAGTACAAGGAGTTGTTAGTTCAAACAAAGCAACACAGAGATCAGTAGGAGATATACCGTATATAGACGATATATGTTACACTACATCATCATATAGTTTCTCATTAAACAGTAATGCTGATAACGTCCAACAAACTAGAGCTTCCCAACAGAGTACTATATATTCATTACAGTTTAGGTTAACAGGTAGAAATTGGAAAGGAACTTCTAGTATATCTTCTTCAGCCACTACGTTATTTTACGATGAATCTGTATTTGGTCAAAGTAAGACAACATTAATGAGTATCTACAGTCGAGCACAAGGTTATGATGCTAGTTCTTTAACAGGAACATCTGAAAACTTTAGTGGAGAAGATCATAGAATTAAAGTTAACAACAATGTATTAGCTTTTAACGGAGATTTATTCACTACTAACACTTATGATGTAACAAACGTACTAGGTAATTATGATTTACAGGTTAAACCTGGTTACTTAGTAGATCCAGGAGGAAACTACGGGTATTGGTATGATGCTGACTTTGGAACAGGAGTCTATAAGTACTTTATACGTAAATTTAGAACTAGTGGGACTAAGACATCAATGACAGTTAATTTAGGTAAAACCTTAGTCAATTGGGATGCAACTACTAATGGAATAGCAGCAACAGTCCTATTTAAATCATCAGCAAGCGGTAGTGGAGCAAATAACAGTTTAACAACCGCAAGATTATATGATCCATCAGAATTAAATTCTAATTCAATAGAATCTACTATAACCACTGATAACTTTAAGAATCCATTTACAAGTAATTTAGACCTATACGGTAACATAGGAGGAAGTGTTAGTTCAACTACATACACTATACCTTTAAGAAATGCAGATGGAATGTATTTAGACAGTAACGATAACGAATTTTACATAATAGTAAGGTATAAAGGAGATCCATCTCCAGTAACAGATATAAATATTACTACAACATAATGGGATTAATAGATAACACAAAAAAAGCATTAAGATTACTGATAGGTAGAAGGTTTACCAGTCAGGATCTTTCTATGCAACAAGAAGCATTTACTTCTACGTTAGATATAAGAAGCGCTGATGTGTACACCCAGGATCACTTAATTCCAGCTGTTAGTCTACCTTTTAGTGGTAGTAGTCAACACGGCGGAACACATAACGAAGTTATTCAATATTGGTTTAGACATAAATTAACAAAATCTAATTTAGACTCAGATGTATGGTTCTTTTTAAACCCAATAGGAAGCGACTCCGGGGTTACACCGCAGATTGTTAACTCTAACCAGCAGGTTAACTTTATATCAAGTAAATATTCTTCACCTACTTTAACAAACGCAGGTACAGAAGACGTTACACCGGGTTATAATGTAGTATTGTATAAGTCTACATCAACAGATAGTGGAAGCTTCTCCGGTAGTGATAAAGTTTCAATTAATGATTACCAATTTGATTATAAAACAGGAATTATACAGTTTGATCAGAATAAACCAACATCTAATCAAAAAATTTACATAACAGTATACCAGTATATTGGTAAAACATTACTAAATGATCCTAATATAGGTATATTTGAACAAACAGGTTCTTTTTATTCAACAACAAATGACTTAAAAGTTACAGGTTCATTTGACTTTGCATTAAACGGAACGACAGATAAAATAACAGTATCCTCTGATGGTGATTTAAAGTTTGAATTCAATGAGCAGGGAACAGCTACCTTCAAACCTGAGATGTTGCTCCTACTGCAGTAAGTGGAGGACTATTTTATAGTGGATCAGACGACTACTTCCTTGGATTTAATAATTAGACGATATTTATAACATATAAAACATACTTTGTAACATGGCAAACTGGAAAAAGATAATAGTAAGTGGATCGGACGCACATTTAGGTGCTGTTACATCCTCTATACTAACTAATAATAATATTTTAACTACAGGTGCAGGAGGAGCAATAGAAAGCTCTGGAATTACATTTGTAAGCAGCACACTCGCATTAGGATCATCAATCATAACCTCAACAGGAGCAACCTCTATTTTATCAGGTTCTTTTAGTGGTTCTTTCCAAGGTGATGGTTCATTACTAACAGGTTTACCTACTGTATTAGCTATAGCAGGAGATTCTGGAACAGATAATGTAAGTTTACTAACTGATACTTTAACAGTAGTAGGTGGGACTTCATTAACAGCAGCAGTAACTGATAATCAAATCTCAATAGGAGTTGATAATGCAGGAATTACTGCAACTCAATTAGCTGCATCTGTAGCAGGTACCGGTTTATCAGGAGGAGCTGGAACAGCACTATCAGTTGATTATGGATCAGGCGCTGGAACAGCAGTACAGGGTAATGTTAACTTTTCTTTAAGCGGTACAGGAGGAGAAATAGGAGTAACAGGTACAACATCTCAAGCATTAGGAGGAGGACCTAGTTATACTCTAACCTTACCAGATACAATTTCAGGTAATAGAACATTCTCTAGTAACTTAACAGTAACTGGAGACTTAACAGTTAACGGTACAACTACAACATTAAACACTTCTAACTTAGAAGTAGAAGATAAATTTATATTCTTAAATGCTGGTTCAGGTTCAACTGCACCAACAGGAGAAGGTGGTATTATAGTTGAAGCAGGAACAGCAGATTCAGGATCAGCATTCTACTACGATGGTAACAGCGCTAGATGGTCATTAGCAGACGGGATTAAAAAAGATGCAACATCAGTTACTCCAGAAGCTTTTTCTCCTGTAGTTGTAGATGTAGCAAATAGTCAAACAGATGCTACTAAGTATCAAAAGAACGGTAACATTAAAGTAGATGGAGCTGGAGAAATTTGGATTTATTCATAAAAATTCGTAAATTAGTTATATATGGGCATTTTAACAAAGCAAAAACTGAAAGCTGTAGAAGGACTTTCAAAAGAAGATCTTGAATTTGTACTAACAAAACTTAGATCAGCAAATTATTCCGGTCATGAGTTCGAACACTTTTATAAAGTTTGGTCCTTATTGACAGCACACCTTAAAACAATTAAAAAATAACAACGGAGCCTTACGGGCTCCTTTGCTATTTATACGTATATTATTGGCCCGCAAGGGAAGTGGACAGGCAATCCTGTAACCAACCATAATTGAGAAAATATGCCAAATTGGAAAAAACTAATAGTTAGCGGCTCTGACGCTACACTTAATGCACTAAATGTTACAACTAGTATAACTGGTTCTGATGTAAAAATCGACGATTGGGGATCAATTTCTGCATCTCTAGCAAACCTAACAGATAATACACCGGATGGTTCTGGTGCAGCCACATACATAACAAAATGGTCAGATAGCGATACAGTTACTTCTAGCGCAATGTTTGAAGCAGCTAGCGGGAACTTTAGCATAGGGATTACAACTCCTAACGGTAAACTATCAGTAGTGAATGATATAAGTATAGGAACTTCAGCCACAGATGTACTAAGACTG